ATTCTAAGAATTGAAAGTCAGGTTTATTTTTTAGTGGGCCCAGTGTGACTTTCGGTCACACCCCTGACAGTACAAGATTGGCGTTAAGGGACGCAGGACTTGTAGTTCCTGAGCACTGCGCAAGCAGTTCGTTCGCCCCAGGGCAGTTGCACTGCCTCCACAACACTCAGCGCTTTTGTGACTTGGATCGAGCCTTTCGCTCGCGTTTCAAGTCACTGGCAGCCTCCTTTGCAGCTGATGCAAGCTCCGCGGCAAGGACGGTCTTTTGGACCCACTTCTTGCCGGGTGGCAGCGCAACCGCTTTGTGGGCGTTTGCGTGCTCATGCTTCAGCTTTGGCTTCTGGGCCCCGCCACCGTCACCTTTTGCCTTCTGCTTGGAACGAAACCCGGCGGCCTGCGCAGCGGTGATCGCGGCCCCCATAGGGACGGCGAGGGGCGCGGCCTCCGGTTGCACAGCAGAGATGGCAGCTAGCAAGGCTGGGGAAGCGCGCCATAACATGCGCGCTCCCCTGCCGAACAAGCCAAGGATGTCCTTGATTATGTCTCGGACGTGGGTAGGATTGTCCCAAAAAGCCGGCACACGGCGCAAAGCCGTCACCGCGACATCATAGTCGCCTGGCGCCGCCACAGGGACGCGCGCGTACGACCAAACATCAGCGGTCTGAAACTCCACCGCCCAAAAGTTGCTCACGTGGACGCGGCCGTCTGGGTACGCCGTGGTAGAGAGATCCCCCTGAGGGACCTCAGCCGCGACGATAAGCCAACCGCCTGGAGGGTAGATTGGGTTGTAGAGCTCAGAGAAAGTGCGGAGATCGGTAGTTGTAAAAGTCTGTGCGCCGACCATGGACGCATTGATACCGATAGATGGGAAGCTGCTGAGTGGGTTCATTGCGAAACAATGATCGCAATCTGGTTTGGCAAAGCCGTAAATGCCTTTGTCAAATGGCCGATCCACGCCCCCATTCAAACTCGCAAGCGAGTCTGCGTCTAAGGGGGTTTGCCACCAGGCAAGCCCAGTTTCCAACTGGCGGCCCCCGCAACGACCGCCGCGAAACATCGCGTTGGCATAGGGGGAAAGCATGGTGGAATGGGCAAGCACCCGGAGGGAGCGGATCGTGGAGGCCTTGTTCAAGATCCCTGGCATGGCTGATATGGAGTTGTAACTGTGGTTTTGTAGGACCGCAATTTCAACCAGGAAGTCAATGCCGTCAACGATGTCTGATTGGCAGACGGAGAAACGGTAATAACCCGTTTCTGAGATTTGGATGTACGCACCCGTTGTTGCCGAAGCAAGGTAAGTGCGACCGGAGATCGCGCCAACGCCAGTCAGGACTGAGCCAAACTGGGCGGCCGGCGCGACCTGCTTCCAACTGCCGCCGCGAAGCACCTCGGCAACAAGCGTCCATTGGTTCACCGTGGTTGGCGAGGTTAGAAACCGCGCGAAAACCCCGGAGTCGCCAAGGGTGGCGTTTGCCTCGACAAATGTACCACGCGTGCCCTCGTGGGTGCCAGCAAAAAGGTAGCCGTCATGGATTACAGACCTGTTTGTACACAGGTTGCTATCATAAACTTCTGTTCCAATTAGGTTACCATATGTGCTGCCAGGCCCACGTGAGCTCACTGTCATTGGGTAGGCTCGCCCGTCCGTATAGGAGGGGGTGCCGCCGAACCCAACCGCAGTCGGTTTCTCAAACGCAAGTAGCTGGAATGAGTACGGCCCAGAAGGCATGTAACTCACTGTTGCGGAGAAGGGATTGCGGCTTGACATTGCGTAGTAATTGCCGGAGGCAAGGGGTGCCGATGCGGGCGCAACGCCCGTGAAATCCGCCTCAAGAATCTCGTAAGGCTGAGCGATGCTTGTCGGGACGGCGGTGTACTTGTCCGCGAAGCGGATCGGGGTGGCATCATGAGGCAACGCAAGGCAACGGGTGATTGCACTATGGCCCTGGACTGCCAATTGGCGGTCAAGGGCCCCGTCTGGGTGATTGCGCACGATTGCACTTCGGTGGACGACAGTGCGGTCGATGCGCGCTTGCGTGGCTCGATGGATCTCGTTGATGGGCATGGGGACAATCTCGAACTCTGAACTAGGTCCGGGATAGGCCGGGCGGAGGTCTCGGTGGGGGCTGTGCAACTGCAAATTTCGTGAGTCATACTGGTTCATTTTGCGTTTTTCACTGGTCAATTAAACACTTTCCGTTGTTTCGCTTGACCGGAGCTCATCAGTATCTTTCGTGGCGGGCGCCCCCGCACCACTTAGTGGCGGCACACGTGTGCCAAACCGCGCTGTTGCCAGCGCAGCGTCACCCCCGTTACCCCTTGCGAGAGGGGGGGGGGCGGTGGGGGCCACAAGGGCCCCAGCTAGAGCTCCTCCGCCCCGCAAAACATAGCGTTTTGCAAGGCGAAATCGACCACCGTGCATGGTAGCCTTTCAACTCGGCGCAACCGCTCCAAAAACCTGGAGTAGTCGGCCCAACCAATGCCGTACACATCAAACACCTGAGCGTACGTCTCGGGGCATGCAGTGTAACCCTGCTTGCTCCTGGCGCGCGCTTGGTCCAACAGGTTGAAGCTGCCGGTGCGGTGTTCTGCTGGCCGCTCGCCGACACCATTGGTGAGGCGGGCAACCTGCGCAGCAATGTCACTCATGATAGGCATGTACGGATAGCTGGCAAGAACACCCAAAGCGACACCGCGCGCCCATGCGAGGCGGTCCGGCACCAGGTTTGGGGTCTTGCAAAAGTACTGCTTGTACAGGCTGCGCCCAAGGACGCGGCCGAGGGTCCACCAGAGCGATCCGTCAGGTTTGTGGACCTGAACGGGTTTGCATCCGAGAAAGGTGCATTTGTGTAGGCTGCTGGATGTTTGCATTTTGCTGGCAAAGCCAAACTGGGCAATGACGTCTGGGAGCCACTTGAGGCGGCTCTCGTAACGCGGCTGGATGGCGCCGAGTGTGTCATCCCCCATCACAAGCAAACGGGATTCATACGACACGCGATCCCAGTCCGGCCCGGTGAGCTGGCAAAAGGGTAAGGGCGCGTCGTCAGTCCCCAAGATGATGCAGGCGACCGACGCGCTCATGACCATGGCGTTGAGGTAGCCATTGATCAGGGACGTGTCGTCGCGCCCAGAGGCGTTGGGTCCACCCGGGGCATGCCGGCGGGCGTTGCATTGCGTGCACTGTGCCCGCAGAGGCTGGCGCAGACCACACGTTAGGCACAGAAAGCTGGTTGCCTTGTAATCTTGATCGACACCAGCGCGGCGCGCATCGCGCTCGGCCGTGTCAAAGCGAAGCCCACACCGCGCTTTCCCCTGCGGGAAGCACCAAGCCTCCCAGAGTCTGGCCGCGGGGCCAGACCGGGGAAACCCGACGCTCTCGAGCCAATCTCGGACCAGCGTCAACGTCAGCCCCGTGATGGAGCTGTCAAAGGCAACGTAGTCCAACATGAAGTACATCCAATTGAGCTGCGCCAGGTCCGTAATGGCTTGGTCGATCTCGTCCGGGGTTGCTCCGCCGACATAGTGGGCGGGGAGCCTGCCAGAAGCTTTGGACCACGATGGGAACGCCTTCTTCATAATTCCAAGACAAGGTCGAAGCTCACGGCCCAAAATGCAATGTGCCGCAATGTGTGGGGCAAGAATTGCACGAGGGTTAGTGGGTCGACGCGAGGCAGGCGTGGGAGCAACATGGTTGCATTCCGACATCACACCAGCCGCCGCCGAGAGCACATCTGGGGCGGCGGCGGTGTGGGCGGGCCACAAAGCCCCGGCAACAACCCCGTCGCCCCCCCAGAGCTCGGCATGGACAGGTGGCGGGGCTGCTGCCTCTGCCTCCCATTTCACCTGTGGGGTGAATCGGGAGACAAACGGGTCATCGGCGGTGATGGCACGCTCATCAAGCTCCTTTTGGGAGTCTGCGAGCGCACTGGCACGTGGTGCAGGGAAGGGAGCACGGTATTGCAGGGGAGTCAGGCGCACACGGCGGGCATGCGGCGGAGTGCAGTGGCCGTGCTGAACCGCAAGCTTGCGGAGGTGCGCGCAGACGGCTGGCTCTGGGCCATATTTTGTCTGGACGAATGTCCGAGTCACAAGGGAGGCAGCGACATTGTCTGGAGTGCCGGCGTTGTAACTGGGAATCACCCCAAGCCCTATGCCGAACAGCTCTGGCACAGGGCAGGATGCCCCGGTGGGCCTCAGACCCTTGTTTGCAGCAAGGGTCCCAACTGGGCGAACGTTCTTCGGCTTGACAAAGGGCAGATCGGCGACAACCCCCTCAAACCGACCGTGGTAGACGCCGTCCGCAAGGACCAAGGCCGCCCCCACCCGGGACTTCTGCTGGCAGCACAACTCTGTTGCCTGCCAACAAACGTGACAGGTGCCGCCCCTCCACGTCGTGCATCGCGGTCTAACGAGGCCGCACCCTCTGCACAACTTCATGGCCTTCCGATGAGCGCGCCGCTCATGAGCGAGCGTGGCATGGGGGGGCCCGTACCCGACTGGGCCGCGGCCGCGCCCTCTGCCGCGTGAGGCGGCGAAGTGCGGGCCAGGGGAGGG